GGCTTCATTCCATCCGTCAAACGTGGCGCAGCGCAAACCGGTATGCTGTTTGGAGATATCCTGCCTGCTATGGCTGGTAGAGCAGTTGGCGCAGATGAGTATGTTGCGCAACAGATGCAGGAAGCCGCGAAAACCCAAGAAGAAATAGCAAAGAAGTATCCAGCTGAAGTACCGTCGTATACCGACATTAAAGGTATTGGCGATGCGCTGGTGTATGCCAAAGAAGCAATTGGCGAAGCTCTACCCTCCCTCATACCAAGTTTGTTTACTGGCGGTACGGCGTCTATCTTAGGGCGCGGTGCAGTAGCGGCGGCGCAGTCTGCTGCTGAAAAAGCGGTCATGAACCAAGCTGCCAAGGGTTTAGTTGGTGAAGAATTAAAAAAAGCTGCGACGCAAGCGGGTATTCAAGCTGCACGGCAGACCGCGCTCAAGTACGAAGCAGGTGGCGCGTTGGTTGGCTCTGCGGCGCAGAACATACCTGATGTTTACCAAAACATTTATGAGGCTACGGGGAAAGAAGACCTCGGTACGGCAATCGCGTTTGGTAGCTTTAACTCTGTGCTGGATGCAATTACTCCTGTTGCGTTGCTGCGCAAAGCCAAGCTGTCTGGAATTGGCCCTGAAGAATTAGGCGCGGCTTGGTACAAACGTGCAGGCAAGGGCGTAGCCAAAGGCTTTGTAACTGAAGGTGGTACTGAAGCGTTGCAAGAGGCATCAAGCGCAACTGCCGAGAGTTTTGTTGACGAGAACCGAGAGTTCTTTACACCGCAGAATTTTGAACGGTTCATTAATGCTGGATTGAAAGGTGGTCTTGGCGGTGCTGGTATTACTGGCGTTGCAGACGTAGTGCTTGGCAAAGGACCTGAAACTGCGCCTGAAGCGGAGAAAATTAAAACCAAGGGGTTGGCAGATGTTGAAGTGCCTACGGGTGCTGACCTAGGTCCAGAACCAGAACTTGCACCTACTACAACGCAGCGCACTGTGTCCGGTTTTGAAATCTCTCCTGAAGGTGAAGTCGTTGTCCCGGCCCCTACTGGTGCGCCAGCTACAGAAGTTGATTTGCTTGTACAAGACTTTAATAAACGGGCTGAAGAGATTAAGGTACTTGAAGCAAAGAAGCAAGATGGCACTATTACTCAAGCAGAACAAGGCGCGTTAAGTGGTAAAAGAAATAAGCAAAGACGTGTCAAAACCCAAATTGAGACTCTACAAGCAACTCAAAAAGGAGCGCCAAATGTTGAACCAACTGACACAGCACCAAGTGGAGCAGGCGTTCCAGTGGTTGAACAGCCCAGTCCAATCGTACCCCCCAAAGGACTTGGAGAACCTGACGGATTTGGAGTGGTTCCTCCTAGACAGGATTTTGTGCAACCTGTTGCAGGAGAAGGACCGCAGCAGGCTCCAGTAGATGAATCCCTTCCAATTGACGCAGACGAAGAAGATTTTTCTCTTATACACCCTATTACAGGGGAAAAAATAAAATCTGAAGCGCCTGAAACCATTCAAACAAAACCATTAAGCACTCTTGAGTACTTTGAAAAAAGAGATGAGCTTGTTAGGCAGATGGATGAAGCGTCTGAAGAAATAGATGCCGCGTTAGATCAATATACAGAGTTAGGTAGTGTTCGTGCGGCGGAAGTTTTAGGTGCTGATGGCAAACCATTAGCCTTTGATGAAAACGGTCAATTTAATGTTGATAGACGTGATGCTGCTAGAGCAGCCGCAGAAGCCAAGCGTCAAGAAAGCAGAGCTAAGTTTGATGCTATCAGCAAACAAATTGACGAACTTGATGCTGCTAGACAAGCGTCAAAAGGAGAACCTAGTGGCGCTCCAGAAACGCAAAAAGCGCCAGCAATAGAGGTAACCCCTGAACAACGGGAAATGTATGACGAGACTCGCGAGTATCACAACGGCATTGAGCCTGACACCCGTCTACACCTGCCTGAGTTTGATGCGTTAGCGCCTGAACAACAACAAGTTTACTTTGAAGCGCTTACCGATAATAGTCAAGCTGCGCACGATGTTGCGGCTGAAACACTGTCTGGTTACTTAGCTGAAACGCGGGGCATCCAACCGGAAAATGTACCCAAAACTAAACCACTGCCAAAGTTTGTCGAAGAACAATTAGACAATAACAACGCCACGGCATTCCTAAATTACCTACGCACTTCTGCGCAAGATCCTGTACATAGAGCGATTGCGCAAGCGCTTTACAAACTAAAGCTAAATACAAAAGTTGAAGTTGTAAAAGGGCTACCAAATAACCGTCCTGCTGAGTACGATCCCAAGACCGATACGGTCCGGGTAACCAAAGAAGGACAGACAGAGACTGTCTTACTACATGAGTTTGCGCACGCTGGGACCATACGCGTGTTAAATAGTTTTGAAGAAAGCACGGGTAAGTTGTCTCAAAAACAAGCAGACGGCGCAGTGCATCTTGATTACTTGATGGGTAAAACACAGCCCCTTTTGGCGCAAAAGTACCCCGCTGCATACAAGAACGTGTATGAGTTTGTATCCTACGCTGTGACTGACCGCGCGTTTCAAAAGGAATTGCAGCGTATTCAAATCCCAGCTAGTGATTCATTATGGGGTCAGGTCAAAGATGCATTTTCTAATTTTGTAAAAGCTGTTGCCCAAGTACTTGGCATTCCAGATACTATTGAAGCGCGCAATGCGCTGATTGAAACCTTTGGCGCATTTGAATACGTGATGTCTGTCCCAAAGGGCGGCATCCAAATGGCTCCCCTGCCTACCGAAACAAAGCAGGCAGAGACATACGACGAGTCAACGCTGTCAGATGAACAACTTGCAGCACAAGCTGAGTCTGAAGTCCAACTAAAAGAACATACCGCTAAATCATTCCTGCGTAATTTGTTTACTAAAAAGGGTGGTCATTGGGCGGCTACTATGTTTCAAAACGAACGCTATCCAATAAAAGTAGCGGAAGACCGCGCAAAGTTGTTTGGCTTACTTAAACGTATTGGTCCTGATCTAAACAATGTATATGGGCAGATCACACGTTCTGCTGGTATGGCTGTTAATCTGTATGACGAGTATCTACGCAACGCGACTGAAGAAACCCATGCAGCCGTAGAAGCATACGCGAAGAAATCTGGATTGACCATCAATGAAGCATTAGGTCGTCTTCACATTATTTTGGAAGCGCGACATGAGCCCGAGCGCCGCCGTGTCAAATACATAAAGACTGTGCCGCTTGAGAATGACAGCAAGCGTATCAAGTTTGAAGGTAAAGAATACTCTGCTGAAGGTTTTAGAGAAGCAGTAATGCGTGAGTTAGCGCAACCGTCTTATGCGGTTACAGAAGACATGACGCAGGATCAGATCAGCGAGTTAGATCAAAAACGCAAAGAGCGCGCGCTTGACCTACGCGCCATGCTGGATAAGGTTGTTGACGATAAGACATTTCATGCAAAGCAGATAAACGGTAAACCAACTGCGCCTGAAATATTTAACCAAAACAATGCGATGTACAACGTGATTGCAAACCGTACACCGCGCCAAATTGCTGCAATCCTTAAAGAGCGCGTAACACCTGAGACAGAAAAAGAAGTTAATGCGGTGGTAGAAGGCCTGCGTAAGGTCAATCAACTGACGCAGACGTTGAACAAAATGGCAAACTACCATTCACAACCTGCGTCAAACGTGATTGACTTCTATGACTTTAAAGACTATGTGCCGTTCAAAGGGCGTCCGGGTTTAAGGCAAATTGACGAAGAGTTCAACATTGATTCACGCCGTATCGGTGGAGATTTGCAAGAAGGTCAAAATCCTTTTGGTGGGCGAGAGTCAGAATCTGAAAATCCATTACTTCAATCCCTTGCGGATGGCGCGTCCGCTGCTATGCGTGCTGGACGTAAAGACTTAACTCTGTCAATCAAAAATGCTGTTAAAGATAAATTACTCGTTGGTAGGGTCAAGGACACTATCAAGTTTGAAGACCGCTTTTTAGGTAACCTCGATAAAAAAGATATTGGCGGAGACAACAAAATATTCCATTACAACGCCGATGGAACAATTGACGTCATTGAACTCAATGACCCTAAACAACGCGAAGCTATTCGCCGTTCATACAGAACAACGCAGCCGTTGATTGATATTGCTAACTCGATTACAAGTGGCATCGGGCAGATGCACACACGATATAACCCAGCGTTCGCACCAATGAACTTTGTACGTGATGCGCTGACTAATGCGTTTACGCTTGGCGCCGAACTCGGCCCAACTAAAGCGGGGCAGTTGTTGACCGCTGTTGCAGCGGATGTAGCTGGTGGCGGTATGGCTAAGTCCATACGGTTCTCAAACTTGTATGCAAATGGTAATTTTGACAAACTAAAAGAACTTGCCGCCAAAGACCAATACTACGCTGACTTGCTTGACTACATACAGTTAGGTGGCAAGGTTTCATACCTGCAAGGTCTTGCCGCTAAGGGTGCGCTTGATGGGTTGATGAAAGAGATTGGGCGCAGTGGTATCTTGCGTAAGAAAGACCAAGTAGACAAGTTCATTGACATCTATAACGACATGTTTGAATTGTCTAGCCGCGCTGCTACGTATCGTATGTTGAAGGATCAGTTCTTTGCTGAGAATAAATCAAGCGGTAAATTTAAAAACGATGCTGATGCGCTGGCTGACGCTAAGTCTCAGGCAGTTGAGTACGCCAAGAACCTAGCCAACTTTGAGCAGGTGGGTCGTTGGGGTAAGGGCGCTGGTGCATTGTTTATGTTCTTCCGTCCAGCTGCCACAGGCGCGGTCAGGGCTATTGAAGCGTTAGCTCCAGCGTTTGGGTTTAACGAAGCAAACTTTAGAGAAGAAGCTGCTGCGCAGGGTCGTACTGAAGAGCAAATTGACAAAGCCGTAAAAGAACTCAAACAACGTCAAACTAATGCGCGGTATATGTCCACTGGACTGATTGGTACAGGTGTAGCCATGTATTACATGGCGCTAATGATGGCGGAAGAGGACGATCAAGGTCGTAACAAGGTTGTTACAGATGACATGGCGCGTTGGACTCGCTATGCTCGTTTCCACATACCCGGAACAGATTTGATTATCCAGATCCCTTGGGGCTTTGGTCTTGGCGCATTTGCATCTGCTGGTGCGCAGATAGCGTCTATAGCATCTGGCAGAACGTCCCTACTCGATGCGTTTGGGAACATTGTGGTCACAGGACTCGACTCATTCATGCCGCTGCCGGTATCGCGTATCAGTCCAATAGACAACTTTCCAGCGTTTGCGATGGACTCAATAACGCCATCTATGTTCCGTCCGTTCTTTGAGTATGTGATGAACTTGGATGGTCTGGGCCGTGAGATATACAACAACCGTCAATCACGGTTTGGCGATGCCTATACAGGTGGCGATAACATTCCCGAGATGTACAAGAAAGCCGCTAGAGAACTGTTTGACGCAACGAATGGCGCAGTGGACTGGAGTCCAAACACGATGTATTTCTTTGCCAACAACTATTTTGACGGTATGGCAAAAATGGCCTCAAGCGCGACAAACGTAGGCTTAACTGTGGCTGGGGCAAAAGAATTTGATCCAAAGAGTGACATGGTGTTCATCAGTAGCTTTATTGGGTCTAAATCAAACATTGATGCCCGTGAATTCAGTAGCATTGAGAAACAGGTCAAAGAGATGGAGCAGCGCATCAATTCACTTAAAGACCGCCCAGAACAGTTAGAAAGATTCATGGAGGCAAACCCCACTGCCTATCCTGCTGTGCAGTTCTATAACATGCAAGTAAATGGTGCGTTACGCAACATCCGTACTGCGGCAAATAAGGTTCGTGCAAACAAAGATTTAACCATCATGGAACGTAAAGAACAGCTCAAGCAGCTCAACGACATGTCAAACTTGGTCAAGCATAGGTTGGTTGAAGCATTCGATATGCTTGACGTCAAGCCTTAAGACACGCGCCAAACACGTATACCAAGAACACCGTCTTCAGTGGTGGTATGTATTTTTACCTTCACTTCGCTTTTCTTCGCCGCATTATCCGCCGCATACGTCAAGTATGCAGGCTTCATGGTCGGTATAAAGAAGCTATCCCCCACCAGCATAGCTGGATAGGGGAACAACCATACTGGCTCGTCGTAGGGCTTATTCGCTGACGACAGCTTCTTCATTTAGTGGGAAGAGGTGAGTCATATCCATTTCAATTTCGTAAGCTTGAATGTTTGTTGTGCCAAACGCATCCTTCCAACCAGATGCCATCTGCTTGCGTATCTTGCCCTTGAGAGTGCCGCGCCGTGTTAGGTTGGATTCAAACTCCCTCACCCCTAGCTTGATATCTTTAAGATATGTCTTCATAGCAGATGTAGAGATGTAAATCTTCCCCTCATCAACTTCGGCACGGATGTATAGCGCCTGTTTTGGCTCAGTGGATGTACGCCCATCTTTGATGACCAATGCGGATTGAATGTATTTATTGATAAAGTCACCAAGGATATCTTCGTAGGCGCTGGTCTTGTCCTTAGACTTTCCGTTAATTGTGTCGATGATACCTTGACCAACTACACCAATGATGCGGTCTAAATCAAAGTTAAACAACCCAAGGCGGTTGCCATCTTCCCCTGCCACCCTCGTTACTGCCAATACGTTGGCAATGAAGCGGTACTCAGCATTGTCTGTATAGGCACGGCTGTAGTCAAGGTACTCATTACGGATGCGCTTTTTGACTTCAGTTAATTTTTGTTTATACAAGTCTTTAACGTAAACAGGGCCGGCAAACCCATAGTTAAACTTTAATGGTTCAAACATTAGTAGACCCCGCGCCATGTTCAATTCATACCCGGGTTCTGATGGGCGTGGAACCTCTGGTTCAATAATCCGTACATCCTCTGGATTAGTGTTTGCTTTGTATAAAGCAATAATGTCTTTGAGTGGCGTATTTGTTGTCACAATTGCCAACAGGTTTGTAACAAACGACATTTCCCGTTCTTGATTCACCGAAGCCTGAAGCCGTAACTTGGGCGCACCAGATGAAACGTTGTACGCCACATGCGAAACAACCTTACCGTCTGTGTTTGACTGCTCGTCCATACCAAACAAAATATTTTTGCAGGTAATCATCCTCTGCATAAGGGCGTTCTGCGTTGCATCAAAAACAGCCAAGTTCTCGCAGTTACCCCAGACACTCAGCGCGCCATTCAACGCGCCAGTCTTACCGTTACCAGCCTCACCAAACAAAGAATAGATAGCACCGTTGACATTGGTGAACTGCATCAACGGGGAAGCTAAACCACACAGCACGGCGAAAGCATGGTATTCATACCCGGGGTCATTGAACATTTGAATGGCTTTTTTCCAGTCATCAAATGAACCTTTCTCTTCAATATTTTTTACAACATTCTTTGCCATCGGGGAAGGTGGGCAGTAGCGTTCTTCACCATCTGCCATGTACTCCGTTGTACCCAGTACAAACGACTCATTGTTTTCTGTCCATCCTTGTTGCATTCTCATAATACTTGCCCTTTGTGTTTGCATTAAAAAGTCCATCCACTTTGTGATGTAGCTGGACACCATCGGGGCATGGCGTTGGTCAAAGTTTATGCCTTGAAATAAAAGCGCAGACTTAAGCCTATCCACTGCCCCAACATCTTTGAGTGGGAGTAAAAATTCACGGGTTGGGTCTATCGGCAGCACCGCCCGCATTACCAAACACTCACCATCGTGTGGACTAAATACCCTTTGTGTTGGGAAGAAGTCCACAGCAGAAATCATTTCTGGGGGGTCTTGGACCATTCCTTTTTTTGTTGCTCTGGGAGATGGTTGGAAATAGATTCCCCCATTGACCCCTCTAGAGAAGGGGTAGAGGGCGTCGGGGAAGAAAGGAATTTTTTCGGTATGCGCTTCGACCCGAATTGGTTCCTGCGTATTTGTTTGTTGTTCATCAGGCTCTCTATCAGTGGGCTGTTGTGCGGTTCTAAGGATTTTGCCAAGCTCGATAGGCCCACGTTTTCCAAACTTTCCGGCGTAGGCGCACCCCTTGCACCCCCCTGCGTTGGCTCGCTCAAAGGCATCGCAACTGAATGACCAATCGACTTCAAGGGATTGGGCTGATTTTCGTTCAGTCTCTTCCCAAGAATATTTTGGGTGGTCTTCGGACATGATATGTATGGCAGTACTGCCATCACGACACCGAGAGGCGACAGATATTCCAGCGTACCAGATCGGCTCTGGACAACTAGCGGCGTTTTCGAGGATGTATTTAATTTGTCCACAACCATTCCCTTCCAAACTCATTTGCGCAATGCGCATGAAGTCATATTCAAAATTATCGTTACGCTTTTCGTAAATAGCTTTGGTATCAGGATCAAGCCCTTTTTCAACCTTCTTCAAATCAAACGGTGCTTCAACCGCGCCAAATCGTTCAGTCCAATACTCAAACGATGTAGGTTCAGCGTCCTGAATTACTGCAACAGGTAATGGCTCGCCCTTTAGATTACGAGACCCGGGCACTCTAAGAACACGGGCTAAATCTGCTGTGACTGTTTCATCAATTTGCAAGCTATTGTCAAGACAGAATGCCTTAAACTTTTCAGCGTATGGCTTCCAATCCTCGGCAGGTACTTCATCGTCAAAAGGCCAGTATGCGTGTATACCGCGCCCAGAGTTGACAATAATTGGTGTAGGTAAGTCAGTGTTGCCTACAAACTTGTGTAACGCAATTAACCCATCTTCCCATTCGGCGTAGGGCTTACCCTCGCCACAGTCTAAGTCAACGAAAAAGGCTCGCATGAAAATACAACCTGCCGCCTTACGTTCGTAACCCTCAAATGTCCCCAGTGCAAAGAATGTGTTGTAGTTGTCTTTGTCAAAAGCTACCATCTGCTCAATGGCGCTATCAATGTCATCAACAAACCGTGGCTTTACGCTCTTATCTTTGATACCTACTACACAAATGTTGCCCTGCGTTGGCAATACTTTCTCAAAAAATTGTTTATTCATGATCGCAGAGACAAAAACGGCGGGGGGTCACCCCGCCAACAAATGAAATAGCTTATTCAGCTCGTTTTGCTTACAGAAACAGCCTTGATGGGGCGACCTACCATATCCCTCAAATATGCTTTTGCATCGCGTAGGTTCCTGCAGGGCAGAATACCTTTCTTCAAATCCTCCTCCACAAGAGAGATAAATGTTTCAATCCTTGGACGTTTCCTAGGACGTATAGCCCCGCCTCTAAACCACGTGTGGATGGTTGCTCTGGTGACTTCAAACACTTGCGCTACGTATACGGCTGGGAGGTTGGCACTGATGCAAACTTTCGCAAGATCAGTTCCTAGCCGATACACCTTTGTGTTATCAATCAAGTCCAATAACTCGGGGCTATATCCTCTGCTCATTACTTCTTAGACCACTTCTTCAGTACATCATTGACTTCCTCTGCCTTGGCAGGGGCAACTTTTGCAGTCTCGCGCTTTGTTGGCTCAGGTACAGCCTGCGCAGGGGCTTCAGCTTCAGCAGTCTCATCCATCTTGAACACGGTCAACTTGACTGCGCTCTCAGCGGCAGATGACTTACTCTGACGTGCAATGATTTCACGAACATCAGGTGGCACTGCTGACTGTGGAGAGAACAGCAATTTAGGTGTAGAAGAGTTGGTATCAAACTCCATCTTGGTCACAACGCGCCCAGCAGACACATTGTTGTTCGCGAGCATCTGGATATAAGGACGGAAAGGCCAACGACCATTCTCTTCTTTGCCAAACGCTGAAGTGGCTGGTAACACCAACTGATAGATATCACCAGCAGGGTCATTAGGTAACACAACAGCAGTGCGCCAAGACAGACGACACGCCGCGCCCATACCGCCTTGACCTGAACCCTTCACAGAGTTGGGGCAATCGGCGCAGGTTGATGCGGGTGGCTCTTTCACATCTACGTCAGGCGTCTTAGAGTCACTAGACCAACAAGTAGGCGCAATCTTCACACCCTTTTTGTATGTCTGACTATAGTACGTACGTGATGCGTCATGCGCCATCTTCACAAACACAACATTCATAGAAATGTCTGTGTTAACACTTTGCTCTTTACCGCCAACAATTTTGCGGAACACACGCCCTTCAATTGAAATGCGCTTATTGCCCTTTGTTGCTCCCCCTGCAACAGCAAGGGTATCTTCATCAAGTCCAAGCTCAACGAGGTCGGACGACTGCATGATGGATGCGAGATCATTACTCATGATTTATTTTTTCCTTAAACTAAACTATCACTGGTTGAACTAGCCTTGCGCACTGTTATATCAAACTCGCGCAGGGCATTCACGCCGGGGGGTAACCCTTTAGAGTCACGTCCGTTCATGAATTCTTTGAAATTGCGTTGATGGATGCGGCGTTCAAGTAAATCAATCGAGCCTTCTGCCTCGACAAACTCCTTGAAGTGATCCCAATCAGTGCAAAAAAATCTTTCCTTGACTGTCCTTGTGACAGTGCCATGTACTGTTTTAAGTCCATTAACATTAGCCTCATTACAAATTGCGAGCAACGCTTGTTCTAAGCGCGACATATCTTCTTTGAGTTCTTCATCTTGTGATTCGTACTCAGCTTTCAGGTTCTCACGTTTGCGCCGAATTGTCAAATAGGTTTCTACTAACGCATCTGTGTCATTCATTGATTTCTCCTTCGTTTATCTCTTCCCGATACAGGTCTACTAATTGTTCGTGCATGTCTACTTTGTTTTGAAGCATTGCGTACATGCGCCGCTCCACCTCAGACCCTTGGAGGTGAATCACTGTCATTTTGTTTTTCTGCCCTACGCGATCAATACGCGCAATACACTGTAAATATGTTTCTACAGACATTACTGGAGACCAAAATACTACTGTGTCAGCGGCAGTTAGGGTAACCCCGTGGGATGCGGCTTGCGGTTGAATAAGCAAGACTCGGGGGTGTTCCGTAGTTTGAAATGAGTTGAATATAGCTGACCGATTGTTTGCGGTAACATCTCCAGAAATAATTGCGTTGCTGATGCCATTCTTTTCCAAGTAAGCTTTTACAAGAGTCAACGTATGTTTGTACGGCACAAACACAATTATTTTATGCGGCGACTCATCAAGCACTTCATGCAGGACTGACAATCGAGGCTGGACGTCAAACTCAACTACGTTGCCATCATCCGTGTACACAGCCCCGCCTGACAATTGAAGCAAGCGGCTAAGTGAAGCGGCGGCATTGACTGTGCTAATCGTCTCCCCAGCCGCTTGTATCTGCATCTCTTTAAGAAGTTCTCGGTAATACTTCATCGCTTGAGGCGTGAGCGGCACAATACGCGTCTGGTAAATAACTTCTGGAAGATCAAGACACTGCGACTTTTCATACCTGATTGCAGGCTGAAGCGCTTTATATACCGTGTCTTGTGCGTCAGGTTTCGGAACCCACTTAAACTTGGTTATTTGGCGCATCACAGTGTCTTTCCAAGCGGAAGCATAGCGTGGCACTCCGTTGGGGTTTATCAACTTGGCAAGCCCAAACGCATCCTCTGGTGACTGCGATGCGGGTGTTCCTGTCATCATCCAAAGATACGTATCCTTGGTCAGTATCCTAGCTAGTGTGCGCCAGCGTTTTGTAGACGTTGTCTTGTATGCGTTGGCTTCGTCAATGATGATTAAATCAAACTTGCCTGCAATTTCTTTCTCCATAACCCCAACACCATCGTAGTTGATGATGACAAAGTCATAGAGTCCATTGATGATTTTTTTGCGCTTCGATGTAGCGCCGTGAGCAATGCCGCATGTTCTGTGCATTGCTGTTTTGAATAGGTCAGCTTGCCATGCGGACTGCATGATGGACAGAGGGCAAACCACTAACACGCGTTTCACGATACCCTGATTCATTAAATAATCAGCCGCCCATATAGCCGCAGACGTTTTCCCTGTCCCTGCTTCGTTAAAACAGAAAGCCCGTTTGTTAAGCGTCAGGAACCGTGAAGTATCTCTTTGATGATCGAATGGCTGAAACATTCCAGGCCAACCGTAGTCACGCTCAATAGGTGATGGAACTTTTATAGTGGGTGGGGTGAGGTATGAGAGACGTTGCATCTCATCAAGCCCCCAATGTACTACTACGTCAGCGATGCCGTTCTTTTCTTTCAGCACTTCGCTACGTTCGATGTAGCTTTTTATTGTCTGTGCAATGTCGGTAGGACACTCAAAACGCACAGCTATGTTGTTCACAATTTCCACTCATTCCCCTTGACTGAATTAAGACTGCTTTACGTGCGGGGAACGCCCCGCACGGTTGATCCTGTCGCAGTGGAGGCCTACCTAAATAGGTGACTGCCGATCAACTGACAATGGTTTTGACTATGCAATTAAGTCTACGAGCCACTCATGCCTTACGCCCGACCAAGACCAAGAACTCTTGATAATTGAATTATGGGGTCTATTTTTTATTTGTCAAGTTATTTTTTCAACTTTTTTTCACGCTTGCTAGTTTCCGATACCAAAGCGCCCGATGAGTTACGTTTGAATGAACGGTTTACAGCCGCGCTCTCTACACGCACACCATCGCCATTTGACCCGCCTCGGGATAGAGCCTTGCGATGCGCTATGTCCTTACCCTTACGAGCATCAGCAGTGCCGTCACCGTCGGCGTCTCTGCCATTCTTATCCATTGCGCGTCGGGCGCGTTGGCGCTCCATGCGGTTATCCAATTCACCACGAGCTTTCTGCTGTTGATATTCTTTTTTATACGGTCTCGGTTTGTTTACGTATGGCATTACTAGTTTCCTTTATATAAAGAACAGAGTTTCTAGCGATACGTACCTCGACAATCGCTTTCTCTAATTGATCCATTGCAAGAATATAGTCTTCTTCCAGCAAAAAGTCATGTGCTTTTTTCAACGCTCTTTCTGCCATCATCAATGGATAGGCATAATCTATCAACTCTTGGTTTTTCATTTATCTTTCCTTATGGAACTGGCATCGTTTTACAGGACACCAACCACACAATGGCGTAGGGTTTTCTTGCCATACGTTGTTTTCATATGAAAGACGCAGGCGCTCAAGATGGGGGTAAAAATCGCTCCATAGTTTTTCCTCATCCTTTCTGTGATATTCGGAGGGGAAGAAGTGTTCGTGCATAACAAACAGAAGACCTGCCTTGATATGTACGATTTCAGGGTAGTGTGAAAAGACCATTAACGCCATCAGTTGTAACTGTTTTGGGTCAGGGTACTTGCTACTGCCTGTCTTGTAGTCAACAATAAACGCGGTGTCACCATTTAACACGACCAAGTCAGCAATACCGCGCACCCAGTAGTCGTTCCATTTAGACGGTTTGCGATCAAACCCAAGCGCCATACGTAGCTCGGGATGCTTGACGCCATCCATTTCTATCAGAGGTTGTAGTTGTTTGGAGAAGCGTTCGTAATCAGGCGCAAGAGGCTTGCCCTCCCCAACATAATCTTCTACTGCTTTATGTACCTCTGTTCCGTAGCGCATCTCTGCGGTAGGAAACTTGGTGTAGTTCTTCAGTACTTTGATTTCCTGATACTGCCGTGGGCAATTTTGATAATCTTTAAGACCGGAATAAGACCATTTGACTTCGTGTGCTTCCATGACTAATTTTCACTGTAGTTTTAGGGAGTTAGATAATATCATTAACAGTCCCCGTAGGTCGCACCAACTTTTGTTTCACATGCCACTGGCAAATTTGTTGCCCAGTCGGGTGGGGTAGACATTACTTGGTTGATATACGCTACAGCTTCGGGTACGACGTCTTCTTCCACAACAACCACTGCCGCATCGTGTACTGTTAGAGCTACACGATATCTTTCAGATATGGCGAGCATTTGCTTGCCCACGACAATTCTTGCTAGAGCTTGCACTACGTTCTCTACGACAGCACCGCCCCAAATGGAGATTTCACCCCTGCGTGAATCGTAAACAATCTGTGACTTGCCGTCTTTGTCTATACGCCTTAAGTTGTTGTAACGTATACGTAGACCGTTTGGCAAGATGACCCCATCGTTGTCGTAAAACAAACATCCATGTTCACCAAGAGGTATTGGCTTTTTAATCTTCCCATTCATCATGGTGTTGAGCATTCTGTCAGCGTCAGCCCACAACTCAGGTATCTTGTAATTCTTGTCCCGATAAATGCCCACGATGGTTTTGCATTCTTCTTCAGTCAGCTTCACGCTTACTGGTTGGGATGTAGACAACGTGTGTTGAAGTTTGAACGCCCCTGTGCCATAACCCAATCCCAAAATACATGTCTTACCCACGAACCGCTCAGTTGCGTCGGCTTTGGTAATCGTTCTGTTGTATACGGATGAGGAAAATATAGAGTACACATCTTCGCCATCAGCAAACTGCTTGACAACATCCTCCTGCCCTGCCAACCACGCAAGCACTCGTGCCTCAATCTGCGATGAGTCAGAGTTAATCACCATGTAGCCTTCGGGTGGCACGATGGCTTTCTTCAGAGCTTTCTTCTTGGTATCCCTACTGGGTAGGTTTTGGAAGTTCACCTTGTCTGTGCCTGACCAGCGCCCAGTGTGTGCGCCGTAATATTTAAGTGGGATAGGTAGCCTGCCTTTGTTACGCAGTCCTATGCCCATGAACCGCTCAAGTCGATTGGCTTCAAGTGTTGACTTTGTTCCCAGACGCACAGCGCACAGGTGTTGAATAAAAGTATCTTCACTCTCAGTCAGCGCAATGAATCCTTCGTCCTTCTTCGCAAGGGCTGGCACTTCTTTCTTTTGCCTCTCACTCATCTTCATCGGTACAGGTACACCAAACTTTTCTAGCACCTTAGCAAATTTGGGATTGCTTGACAGCTTCTCACGTACCTCTTCCTCTGTAGCGCATTCAAGGTCGGTCATCAGTGAAGCAAGCAAGTCTGACTTCTCTTTCGCCAAGTCGTCAAATCGCTCTTTCAGGGTATCCTGATTTACATACAACATCGGGTCGGTGAACATGCGCAAAGTCATGTCTATTAACTTCAACTCATCAGGGTCAAAGCTAGGCATCATCATCAAGAACAACTTGTATGTCAGGCGCACATCGTTTCTGCAATACTCACCATACAACGCAAGCTCTTCTTCTGTAAAGTCTAGGCGTGTCTTGTTGATTGCTTTAACAACCTCGTCACCCTTCTCCCCAATCTCATAACGCTTTGCGAGTGCGGCAAGTGAACCTCCAGCATCCACGCCATGTATTGCCCTCGCCATTGACAATGTATCCAACAGCGCCATCGGCTTGATATTAAAAATCCAACTTAGGATAGCGCCATCGAACAGCGTGTTGTGCGCCAAGACAGCACTACCCTTCCAGTTAAATTGTTTTAGAGATTTGCGTAGTTGTTCACGCGTCCCTGAAAACCAAACTGGGTCTCCATCGTCCACTTGAACCGCTACGCCTATCACCTCAAACCTAGGGTCTCGCACGTACTCTTCAGTCGTCTGCTTTTTGAACCCTAGGTCTGTGTCGGTGTAGTAAGTCTCAAAATCAATTGTTATTAGGGACATTGTTTGTTATTTCTCGGCGTAGATACCAAATGGCTTTCGCTAAGTCTTGCGCCTTGCTTCCCTTATGGTCTGCTCGGGTGATGTACTTTATTGCGTTACCCAAATTGTAGTTTAACCCCTTGGCTTCAATAAAGTCTATTGTCTCGATGCCCCCTACTTTGTAGTAGGACGGCTGACTCACTGGGTCATGCGCTTTGTCAATGTCAACGCCAAAATGCCTCTCTAAAATATTAGGTAAGACTCTCGGGGTTGATGCAGTTCGTGGCAGTTCTTTCTTTTTCAAGAGTTCTTTGCCCACTTTACGCATGTTGTGACGAATCACATATACATTTTGTTTTGTTGTATTGAACTTAATTGCAACGTCCTCCGCTTTTGCTTCAGGGTTAGCTGAAATGTAATTACGGATTCTTGATGCGGTTGAAATTTTCTTCGCCATTTGCTTCTCTCCAGTTGTTTAAAAATTGTTTATCTCTACTATCCTGTAAAAGTTTTCTAATCCATTTACCACCTCCAAGTTTTATGTATTCTTCGTACTCACTCTGCGTTACACGTATGCCAATAGTCCTGCCACTTTTGGTTAACTCAGTCTTTGCTCTCGGCATCTATCTTCTCCTGATGAAATGGTGCGTGTTCATCAAGGTAGTCCTTGAGTAACTTCAAAAACCCAACCTCTACGCAAGCGCGTATCTCTGCTGGCTCAAAGTCACAAGTGATGGTCATCGTGCCATTTTCGTTCTCAACAATTTCTTTCACTACCATGCTTCTCTCCTTCTCTCTTGTTTAAAAAAATTAAGCCGCATTTG